GATGAATATGGACCGTGGGGAATATTGATAGTAGGAGGTTGATGCACAGATTCCTGTGGTCTAAGCACATAACCCAGAAGTCCGATGTGAGAGACACCTACCAGGGCACCCAGTGCAATCGCAATACCTTTAACAGGAGACTTGCGCGGTAACTTGCTCGGTACTTGCTCGGTAACTTCTGGTTTTACATCCTTGTTCCATAATGCCATTGTCTTAAAAGCGATGGATTATTGTGATTTATCCTTTGGTTCTACTGCAGAAACAACTTCAGGTTCTTTCTTTGTTGTTGCTGTTTTTGTCGCACCATTACCACCACCTGCTTTAGCGGGAGACAATCCGAACGCAGCTAACGATCCAGAGAAAACAGAGGCGATAAAAGTTGGATCAAAATCTAAAATCTTCTGACCGTTAGGAAGACGAACGTAAGAGAACGTAAGGAGAGAAGCAGACCATATAAGCACAACAACTTTTACAAGATTACCAAGGACTTCACTTTTATCTTCATCGTGGTCTTTCTCTACTACTTTTGCTTCTTTGTTTTTGTTTCCGAGCATTGAGTAGTGAGCAAGGCTCTGTTATTTATGGTGTCAGTGTTTCTACTGTAATGTTTGTATCTTTTATTTTGTTGTATTTTCTACAGAGAGACTCGCTTGATTGATGCTCCCATCTGTGATATGCACTTTTTAAGTTTTGGACGTAATCAGTTCCACCGCAACCTACCATTTCATCGGCAACGATGGTCTTGATTAACACATCTCTTGTTAAATGTGTCATATGTGAATACTTGTTTCCAACAACAAATCCTACATTATAAAACTGAAGAGATTTTCAAAGGATTTGTCTTGGGTGGTCTTCAAAAAAAATTTTGAATGTTATTATTTAGTTAAATGCCCATTTTGAATTAACCACTTACGGGTCAAAGGAGTGGGTTCATAATCAGTCCACATGGTCCCTGCAGCACAAGATTCAAGTGCTTTCATTGTCATACCTTCAGTTCTTCCTGCCCATGATGCTTCTGCTTCCCAAGGACGTGCAGAAGGAGCATAGGTACGTTCGACCATCTCACGGTACAACATAGGCACTTCTTCTTCAGGTTTGATGATGGCAATCATAGAGTTCTTAATAGAACCTGCCATACAATCCTGTGCAGCGTGCCATCCTTCATGACGCATCACAGACATGAGTGTGCCAGGACGACTCATATATGTTTTATTCAAAAAGAAGTGGTTACCTACAGTATGATACACTCCACGATGCCCTACTGGGAAGTAGCGTTCATCCGCTAGAAACACATTAACTCCGACATGTTCCAAGGCAGTGAGCATCCTACCGAACTCGTCAGCAATGATACTATAATCACTATCGGGATAAGCGTTAGCAATAGTGCTGATATCTTTGACTCGTTGGACATCTTTGGTGCATTCGCGAAGTATCATACACCCCATTGCATCCATAGTATAGAAACCCTTGGTGATTTTAGAGTCATCAGCGAAAGCAGGAGTTCCCAGAGAAACTGCTGCAAGCATAGCGAAAATAGTTTTAATCATTTAAAAAATTTGTTGTAAAGAGCAGATGCTTCAAGATGTTTACCACTATTGGTAAGTAATTTGATTCTTTCCAGAATCTTCCTTTTGAATGTTTTAGATGATTCCTCCATCTTCATCATCCCCTATGTATTCTAGAGAAACTACGTCGTGATGCTTAACTTGTGGATTTAACCACTCTTTAAATTCACAACAAACGGCATATGCGTCGTCTATGTTTTCTTCGCAAAGAGTATGAATTCTATCTATTGCCCAATCATGATTTTTCAATAGAGTTTTTTCCAAAATTTCCATAGTCTTTACGCATATAGCGACCTAGAATATTGCTATTATAATACGCGGGTGAACCATCGTCAAGTGCTTCAGATAATACATTATTAAGAAACAGTTGTTTTGTTTCCTCAAAGTTACAATCACCCTTCGTTTTATGTAGGCTTACAATTTCTCTATTGAAAATCTCTTTGCCGTACTTTTTAATGTCTTCTTTTAACTCTGGACAAGAACCATAATACTTTTTCCAATCTGATTCTTGCTTTACTTTTCTCTTCTTACCAGGTGGTTTTCTGAATGACCAGAAATACTTTCTACCGATATACTGTCTATTCGATTGTGTATTTGTAATGAGATAGACAAAACCGAAGTAATCGTCAATACTCTCAGATAAAAAAGGTTGTCCCTCAAAAATCCAGGGATTCTCATAACTCATACTATAAGATTCTATGAGCTATTATTTATCTTTAACCGGAACAAACCTATTCTAAGTATGATTTAAGTTGTTGTCAAGCCCTTGATAAATAATCAATAAAGAGTTATACTGATGTCGGTTTACGTCAGAAATTTAACAATAAATACACACTCAGATTTCTCTGAGAATCTTGAGTTGTATCAATTAGGTGGTCAAAAAACAAATATCACTGGATATACTTTATATTCATACATGAGAAAGCATCCTGATAGCACTTCTCATACTGCTTTCACAGTAGGTATTAGTAGTGCGGCAGATGGAGAAATTAATTTGTCTCTGACGGATACACAAACTGCAACATTGAAACCTGGAAGATATGTTTATGATTTGTTATGTCAAAGACCAAATGGTAATAGAGATATTGTTCTGGAAGGAACGGTGAATGTGAGAGCAGGTATGTCCCACAATTGTCCTTAAGAAATGGCACAGCAAACAACATTTATCGTTGATCTTTTGATGTATACTGGGTGTGACTTCACTCAGACTTTTGTTCTAGAAGATAACGTATCAAATGCACTCAAGAATACTACTGGATATACTGCATGTGCTCAAATGAGAAGATTTGAGACTTCTTCTACTGCAGCAAATTTTAATATTGATTTTTCTACCGATAGAGCACAAGGAAGATTGGAAATATCTTTAACTAAAGCAATTACTCAGAATTTGAAACCAGGAAAATATTTTTATGATGTCATACTAAAAGATGCCTCCAACATCAAGGAAAGAATTGTTGAAGGCACCGTTACTGTTAAGAAGGCAGTTACCCGATTGTATTGAGGATGTGGTTGATATAATCCTCATCTAATTGATTCATAATATACTCTGCTTCTTCGAAAGTATCTGCATGACCTTCGCTGATGAGATAGTCAGCAACCATTTCAACGTGTGCTCTAATATTTTTGTAATCTCTTAGAGCAACACTCTGGTCAAGATTTGGTCTTCTCTTATAAGTCTGCCACCAATACCTACCAGGTTTGTTAATACCTGTTGTGGGAGTGTCTTTACCACCGTTTTGGTTACCAGTCTTATCGCCATTACCAGTCTTATCACCATTACCAGTCTTATCACCATCACCGTTTTGGTTACCAGTCTTATCACCATCAGTATCAGAAGATGCAACATCTCCTGGTGGTGGAGGAGTCAGTAAACCAGCAGCAAGACCACCAGCGAGAACTGCACCCGCAACCTTAGTTCCTCTAGGTAAGTTCTTAACTGTTTGTGCAACTTTAGATGGTGCTTTTTGCGCTGCTTGAGTTACTTTGGCAGTTGTATTCGCAGTTTTACTTGCTGTTCCTGGTAAAACTTTTGTAGTTTGTGCTGGACCTTGTAGTGGTTTTCCACCCTTCAGACCTGCCCTTAACTTTGCAGCAAGTCTTCTTGCCCAATTTAATATCGCTGCTCTCTCACAAATATTAACAAGTTCGACATTTTGCATGTCAACACTTTCGGATAAAGAAATAGAACTGAGAATACTCTCAACATGCTCTTCATCCTGAGAGTTCCAAAATTCTACAATTTCTTCTACATCATATCCTTCTTCAAGTAATGAATATGAAACATGTAAAAATAATTTTTCTTCTTCTGTATAGTTGTAGTACATTTTAGACCTCCGATGTATTATTTAGATGCTCTTGCTTTAAAGTCAGCAACCTTCTTAGCACGATCTGCCTCATCTTTTCTTGAATAATAACCCTTCAAGAATGGTAATGTTCTACCAATTCTTTCAATTGCGTTACTAGAAGTATATTGTAAGGAATGTTTAGGTGCTCCGTGCTTGTAAACAGTTCTAGTGTTTCCTGACTTATCAGTCAGTTTTGCAGCATATCCAATACGTTCTTTACCTTGCTTGTCAGTAATGATTGCTTTGTTACCCATCTTGAAGGTTGCATCTGCGGCAGAAATACCTTTCTGAGATTGGCGATTCAGTTTTTTCATTGCGTCACGTTGTGCTTTATTTGCACCAGCAACTGTGCGGAATGCTTTGTCAGCAGCGTCTGCACCGTAACTATAACCAACAGCACCAGCAGCAATGCCGCCCACAGGACCTGCTACAGCACTTCCAGCAGCGGCAGCCAAACCACCTCCTAGGGCACCTCCTGCTGCCTTTGTGATGCCTCTGATGATTGATCTAGTATCACTAGAACCCTCTTTCTTTGCCTGCTGGTATGTTTGATATGCATCATATCCAGCAAGACCTAAACCAAGGGCACCACCAGCACCACGCCTCAATGCGGAACGCTTCATGCTTTTAAGTCTTGTTCTAGCCTGAGATCTTCTCTGTGCTTTTTGCTGTGCTTGCTGTTGTTTTTTCAAATCATCAAACATTGCAGCATTTTGTTTTGCTGCTGCTTGTGCTGTTTTTTCTGCAGAAGAAGTTGGTCTATAAGAGAATGATTGACCTGCTCTTCCTGTTGTAGAACCTTCTTTACCTGCGAAAGCTGCTCTGGCATTATCAAGACTTCTCTTTACATTCTGCTGTCTTCTAGCAGCATCATAGGCACCTCTCTTCATGGCATCAGGAATGCCATCACCCATGGTTTTTGCTAAAGCAGAACCTCTAGAGATTGCTGAACTTCCTTTTGGTTTTGCTCCAGTATACCTAACAATTTCTCTGCCTGGTTGTGGGCGATTGTCTATCGTATAACCAGATGCGGTCCCTTTACCAGTTTTAGGTCTCTCAATCTTTGGTGGTGCTTTAGGAACACTTCTATTTGCCAGTCTGGATTTAGATGCTTTAATATCAGCAATTGCCTGCTTCAGTGCTGTTCTTTGTGGAGCACCGGTTTTTACTTTTGATTTGGGAACTGTTGCACCTGCAAATGGATCTGGAATACTTGTTTTAGTGGGAGTAGGTCCAGATTTTGATATTAATTTTCTAAAAGGTCTATTTCCTGCTGATGGTGCATTAAAAATATCACCACCTAATTTAGAAGACCTTGCTTGTCTAACACTTCTCTTTACATAAGGATTTGCTTCGTCTGCTTTTAGACCACCCTTGCCCGTCTTGAACCCTCTCCTTGCCTCTAAATCACTCTTTGCTGCTTGGTATTTTTTCTCACCTTGAGCAGTTCTATATGACTTTGCTTGTTGTGAAACTTCAGACTGTTTAACTACGGGTGGTTTTTTGGGCGTCTTAGGTGCATCTATAGAAATACTAGAACCCCTAGGTCCAGTTCCTGGTGAAGTATATTTGGATGAGATTTTCAGTTCATCTACTTTTGGAGTTTTTGAAGTATCAACAACATAAGAACCAGGTTTCAGTGGTTTGCGTGGTTCTGTTCCAGCGGTTCTTCTAACTGTAGGACGCTGAGCAGATGCCTCCATATCAAAACTTGTTTTGGCACCAGAATCTCTCTGCTTTCCTAAGTAATCAGTTACATCACCAGATGATGCTGTTTTACCGCGTGGATTTCTCCTTTCAGCCCTACTAATTATTTCTTCGGGTGTTGTTCCACCAACTGGTTTATTTGTAATGATAGGACCTTCTGGAGTTGAAATGACTCTTGAAGATGGAACCGCTCTGGTTTTTCTCCCACTTCTTTCCACTTGAGAACTCAGCGATCTACTAATTTTTTTAGCAGAAGATGCTGAGGTCTCTGGTCTTGCCATCCTCTGCAACTTTTCTATATCTTCTTTAGAAGGGAAATCCCCCCTCGCTTCTGATAAAAACTTTTTTAGGTCCTTCATATCACTTAACCTTACTCGTGGTGATTCCTACTTTTTCGGGGGTAGATGGAACATTAACGGTTGGGGTTGGTGCTGCTTTAGCAGGTTTTCTCAATCCTCTTACAACCTGTGCAATGAATGCTGCACCACCAAGAGGTCCTTTAAGTACCGATGCAGCACCTAAACCAGTTCCAACCTTATCATCTTTTCCATAAGCATCTACTGCAGTCCCAGCACCAAATGCTGCTCTAGCACCATAATACATGTCCTTTGGACTAACCACCTTTCTTGCCACCTTAGCACCATACTTCACACCCTTACTCAGAAGATATGGAATTCCCATAAA